GCGGTGACGTCGCGCAGGATGCTCCGCGCTTCGTAGCCCGCGAGGCGGTCGAGGATGTACGCGCGCACCAACGACGGCGTCGTGACGCGCGGAGAGAGCGGCGGGTTGCCGTTGGCGCTGTCGGCCCCGAGCTTGAAGCCCTGGTAGCTCGTGGCGAGGTTGCTCTGGAGGTCGTCCGCCACGTAGTCGCACACGCTGACGAACTCCGTGTCAATGACCGCGAAGTTCGGGACGCTGTTCGCCTGCGAGCGCGAGGTAATCGACCGCGCGAGGGCGCAGAAACCCGGGCGCGCGTTGGAGGGCACGAGCACCGCGAGGCCGTTGTTCAGCGCCGACTCGACCTCGGTCGCCGTGGGCTGGTCGAGGGCCGCGGTCTGTGCGAGCACCGTGGCGAGCTGCACGCCGTCGAGGTTGGCCGCCGGGTCGGCGGACTCGCCCACGAGGATGCCGCCGACGCTGCCGTCGCCCGCGAGCCGGGCGGCCGCAAGAATCGCCGCGACCTCGGGGCCGGGGATCTTCGACGCGTAGTGCCAGCCGACCTGCAACCGAGACGCGTTCAACGCCGTGGCGAGGGTCGTTGCGGTGCCGAGCGTGCTGATGACGGCCGCAAGGCCCTGCTGCCGGAGGCCCACGGTGACGCCCGCAAGGGAGTCGAGGTGGGTGACCAGCGCGGTCAGGTTGGCGCTGTCGTTGGAGGCGACCACGATGCGGTTGTACCGCTGCGAGGCGATGGCCGTGATGACGGCCGCGATGCTGTCCGCGGTCGTGCCGCCGATCAACGAGAACTCAGCCCCGTAAATGTCGTTGATGGTCGTCCATTGGCCGGTCGTGCCGCCGGGGCTCGTGGTCGACGAGTCCGTGATGCGAATCGAGAAGGTCGACTGCACGAAGTAGGCATCGACGATGAGGCTGTTGCCGCGAACGCCCGCCATCTTGGCGGTGATCGTCAGCACGCCCGCAACGAACTGCGCGTAGTACGGCAGATCCGCGGCATTGTTGATCGCGACGGCGCACGCGGTGGCGATGACCGTGGGCGTGTCGCCCGTGGCCACCGGAACCTCGAGCACCTGGTCACAGAGAACCAGCCGCACGGCGAAGTCGGCCGTCGCGGTCGTCGCGAACGTCAACACCGCGGTGGCGGACGAGCCCCCGCTGACCGCGTTGGCGGCGAGGTAGAGCGATGCGGCGGGGTACTGCGCGAAGACCGCGCGCGCCATGCGGTGAAGCTCCGAGCCCTGACCGCAGAGGAACGACGCGTCTTCGGCCGACGCGCAGAACGTCGGGGTCGCGAGGGCCATGATGCCCGAAGCAACGTCGATCGTGGGGGCCGCCGCGGTGATGTTGGTTTCGAGCTTGTTGCCGATGAGGAGAATGGTTTCCGGCGCGGCGCCCGCGCTGGTGCCGGGGCCGCCCAGAATGACGTTGAGGTAGACCGCCGGCGTCTTCGTAGACGCCGACAGGCCGGGGATCGCGATGCTCATGAGGAGTGCTCCTGCTCTGCGACGAGCGTGATGTCGCCGCGCGAGATGGCGCGGCGGTAGTGCGTGTGATCAGACACCAGCTCGCCCTCAGGGAGCGCCGCGCCCGTTCGATCGCGACCGGCGTACCGACCGCGGAAGGCGTGGCCGTTGCGGTCGATCAGCGTTGCCATCCGATCGTTGACGGCCAGGATGAGTAGCTTCATGGGTTGGGCTCCGATTCGAAGGCAACGAGGGGGTTGGACGTGTAGCCGGTGCCCGTCAGGTTGACGTCACCGATCACAGGGTTGAGCAGCGGCAGCGCCGCGCCGGGGTCGACGTTGACGGCCAGCGGGAGGTCGCGCATGGCCTCGACCCGCGCGGCGTAGGCGTACACCACGCCCGCCTCCACGAGCTCGGGAGTGGTCGAAGAGACCCGCGCCGGGCGCTGGCCCCACAGCCCGTCAATGAGCAGGCCGTTGACCGCACCCATCGCCACGTCGAGCAACTGCAGGATGCCCGGCGCGCCGACCGCGACGGCGTTGATCGCATCGTCGATCTCGCGAGGCTCTTCACTCACCACAATGACCGACCACGCCGCGACGCCTCGATCTTCGATGCCCGCCATGAGCGTGTTGACGATGCGCGTCGGCACCTCACCGTCGAAACGCAACAGTGCCGCCGGGTACTGTCCACCGCACACGCGCGAGAGGCCCTCACGGGTCACAGGGCCCGCGTACCGCGCCACGAGCGCGAACGGCGCGGGGGCAGTCTGCGGCGTTGCTACGCAGGCGGCTAGAGCCGCCAGAAGCGCGGTGTCGATGCTGGCAAGCGTGGCGATGGTCATAAAGTCTCGATGGCGCCCACCATGGACGCCTCTACGATGCGGGCGACCGTATCACCCTCCGCGGCCCATGGGGGGGACACGCGGTAGGAACCCAGACGCGTCTTGTCCGAAAGGAACGGGTACGGCCGATTGGGGCGCCCCGTGCGGTGGTTGATGCTCGTGCCCTGATCGACGTAAGACCCGTAGTGCATCCCGCCGTCGATGCGGATGGTGTAGCCGCCCTCGAACGACCCGGTGGTGAACTGGTACTCGGTCGACCGCTGCAGCCGGTACGTGCGGTTGGTGTACGGGTGGTTCGCGCGCGCGTACCAGCCGACCAATCGGCCGCCCGCCGCCAGCGCAGGGGACAACGACCGGATGACCGCGGACTGCATCGCAGCGATGGTCGCGGTCAGGCCGATCATCAGAACGTCCCCGTGTCCTTGTAGTCGGCGATGCGGTTCCAGACGTTGGTGTACGCGTTGACGCCCGTGGTCGCGTTGCCGACCCGCGCGCGCGGGTTGGGCGGCGTGTTCGTCGACCCGGCGGCCCGCGCGTCAGCGTCGCGGTTCAGTTGCTTGATGAGCTCGCGAGCGCGCTTGCCCTGCTCTGCGAACGCGCCGTTCTCATCCCAGATGCCGTGTCGTCGCGCGGCAATCTCACACGCCAGGTCCACCACGCAGCCGACCATCGCCGGGTCGAGGGTGTCGGTCGTCGTGTAGATGCCCGCCGGGAAGGCCACACGCGTCATCGTGCGGAAGAGGCTGTTGGCCTCGGCCAGACACAGATCGCGGAAGCTGGTGTCGGGCGTTGCGCCGCCGTTCTTGGCGAACAGGCGCGCGTACATGGCGGTAGACAGCCGCGCCGTGAGGTCAGTGGAGGTCGCGATCGTAGTCTGTTCAGCCACAGTCGTACTCCTTGCCTTCGGTGAAGCCGTCTAGTGCCACGGACTCGGGGATCTCTTGCCCCGGTTCGTAGGTCACGCTCGCAATGATCTTCACGCGAGCGAAGTAGCGCACCAGCGCCGGAAGTGTTTCGACCTCCGGCGCCGGGGCGACAGCAAGCGCCGTCACGGGCTGTGCTCGGCGCTTGCTCATGTCAGGACACGCAGGTCGTGTAGAGGAAGCCGGTGGTGGCTCCGCCGATGACGAACTCCGAATCGCTGTGGCTGGTCTTGATGAACACGCCGCCGCGGACGCCGCGGAGGTTGTCCACGATCTCGCGGGTCTCCATCGTGCCGAAACGGAACGTGTAGCCGAACGTGCGGGTGGCGCGCGGCGACGGGGTCTTCTCCACGCGAATGAGCGCGGTCGACTTGCCCCATAGGTAGTCGCTCGAGGCGCTGGCGCCTTCGCGGGCGCTGTTGTACTTCGCGCGGCCGATGACCACGTTGTCGAGGCCGAACGCCTCGGCGAAGAGCTGCTCGTTCACGCGCAGCGGCACGTCACCCATGGTGGTGGTCGCGCGGCTCAGGATGTACTGCAGCACCTTCGGGTGGTTGCGGAGCTTGATCCAGACCTGCGCGCCGATGACCATGGTGTTCGGGCGGACGAAGCACGCTTCGATCGCGGTCTCGATGTCCTGGATGGGGTCCGAGGTCGGGACGTCCCAACGCCCGGCGCCCGAGAGGGCGGCGGTGTTCGCGCCGTAGTTGCCCGACGCGAACGCGACGTTGGCAACCCGCTGCTCGCGCGCGAGCATCAGGAAGTTCATCACGATGTCCTGCGCGTAGATCTTCGGCTGCAGGGGCGCATCGGCGTTGGCAATCTCGTCGTTGGAGACGAAGTCCATCAACGCGTAGTCGCTGACCGAGTAGGTCAGGTTCGAGGTGATGTCGTACTTGACCTCGCCCGGCATGCCACGGGGAGAGGCCGCGGCGCTCGCCGAGATCTCCTGCATCGTGGTCACGGGGAACGCGAAGATCTTGTCCGAGCGGTGCTTGACGCTCAGCACCGGCAACACGCTATCCGCGATGTACTCGCGGTTGTTGTACTGGACGGCGAGGTTCGTCAGCGCGCGGTCGATGTGGACGGCGCTCGGGGAGAGCGACATCAGGTGGGCGGCTTCGGCCGCGCCGATGCCGTGCGATGCGAGCATCGCGGACTGGAGGTTCTGAAGAGTGTTGCTCATGGTCATCCCTGGAAGCTGCCGATGCGGATGTCGATTGCGACGCGTTCGCCGGTCGAGGCGGACTCCATCGCGTAGCCGATGACGCCGACGTTGGTCCCGCCGGCGGGGGCCGCGGGCTTCACGCCGCCGCTGGTGTCAGCGATCGTGAGGAGCTGGCCGCGGGTGATGCTGGCGGCGGCGATGCCGGGGTACACGCCCGCGGTCACGAGGTCGGCGCCGGTCTGCGTCGAAACGATCGCCTGCAGCGCGATGCCGACGATCTCCACGCTGATGGGGTTGGGGTCGGCGCCCACGGGGAGAGCGACAGTGTTGTCCGCGCTCGACAGGAGCGTGAGGACGGCGCCCTCGGCGGCGGTGACAGACACCACCTTGAAGGGAGTAACCAGTTGTGGAATGCGACGTGACGTGGTCATGAGGTTCAGCCTCCGAGAGCTGCGGTGAGGGGAGCGAGGGCCTCATCGCGGAGGTCGCGGGAGGCGCGGAGAAGGGCGTCCTTGTAGGACAGGCCGTGGTCCGACATCAGCTTCGCGGCGCGGTCGTCCGCGGCGTCAGCGTGGCGGACGGGGGCGACGACGCGCGACGCCGGAACGCCGCCCTGAGGCGACACGCGGGCGCTCATGAGCTTCGCGTCGGACGCCGGCGCTTCGACGGCCGGGTACAGCGCATCGAAGGTCGCGCGGTCGGCGCGGCAGAGCTTCACCAGGCGGTCGCGGGCGGCGGCCGGGGCGCGGTTGTCGGCGATGACGCGGTCGCTCATCTGAGCGGCCTCGGCCATCTGGTTCTGCTCGAACTTCTCGAGGAGGGATTCGATGGCTGCGATGATTTCGTTCTCGGCCGCCTCGGGGTCCATCCCCATCTTGACGGCGAGACCCGCAAGCGGGCTCTTCTTCTCGGGTTCCATGGTCGTCTCTTTCTGGACCGCCGCGGCGGTCGGTACGTGGACGCTCTCAGGTGCGAGAGACGCCGCCACAGGGTCGCGTGCGGTCAGCGCCGCCATGCCGTCGAGGAACGGCCGGTTGGTCAGCGCCACGCTGGTGAGCTTCGGGCCGATGGGCTGCCCGGATTCGGGGTCGATGGCGCCGAACACCACCGCGGGCGAACAGTACGCGTACTGGCCCATGCGGATGCGCTCGACGGCCTGCGGGTCGACCCAGTCGACGTGTGCGTACAGACCCGCTTCACCGCGCGACTCGAGGTGCGTGACCCACCCCACCGCAGGCGCGCCGTTCTGCAGCACGCCGGGGGCCGTGGTCATCTCGGTCGCGTGCTCATAGTCGATCGGCACCCGCTTGTTGGCGCTCGCGTCGAAGTTCCGAACGAGCACATCGAAGGTCGCCGGGTCGAACACGAAGCCGCCCTGCGCGTGCCCGTCGAAGGTGCCGCATCGCGCGACCTGGATGACGCTTTGCGAAACGGGGTCGGCGGTCATGACGATCGGGCAGTTCATCGCGGCACCAGGAGGGTATCGCCCTCGAGCGGGTCGGGCAGTTGGAGCATCTCACGCGCGGCGGCTTGCGACACGTTGACGCCCGCCCGCACGGCCACGTCGAGCCGCTTGGCGAGCTCGGTGAGGTCTTGCGCGGGGTCGGTGGCGAAGACGATCTTCGGCACAGGCGTCCCGCGGCCGAACATGCGCTCGACCATCGGGCGGATGAGGTCGCGCCGCAGCGTGCCCGCCACGGCTTCGGCATCG